CCCGTCTTGACGGCTAACGCCCCTATGAGCCAAGTGGTGCTTCCTGGTCTAAAGGGCCGGTGGCCTCCTCCGGTGTTTCAACACTGAAAGAATCGAGGCCTTTGAGCCATGGCATGAAATCGAGGGCGGTGCCGCCGTCGAGGTGGATGGAATGCCAGGCGGCAAAGTAAAGGTAGGCGTTGCGTGGGTGTTCCTCGCTGAACGCTTCCCCCCATGCTTTTCCGAAATGGTCCTCGAATGCGACCTCGGTGGCGGGGCTGATAGTGGTGCGGCTCTCGGAGCCGTCTTTGTGCTTGACGGTGAGTTTGAGGGCCATGGTTTAGCTCTTGACGAGCGAGCCCCCGGTAAACGTCACGCTTTGAGTGGCGAGCTCCCCGATGGACCCGTTCACGGGTGTCGAGGTTTGGAGGAACATGTTGGAACACGTGAAAGTCGCCCCGCCGGTGGTGTTTTTGAGGACGAGGGTGTTGCTGCCGGAGCCCGTTGCGCTGAACAATGTCTCCATAACTTTCGTGGCGGCTTCGTCGTTTTGCAGCTCTAAGGTTACTGAGAGGTTTTGGAGGCCGCCGGTGAATACGTGGCCCGTGGCCGACATTGCCGTCGTTTCGATGGCGTCTTTTTCATAATTGACGGTGACGGCTGTGCAGTATGTGCTGAGGTTTTGACTGTTCACCGTGACTTGCGCGTCGGTGAGTACGAAAATGGCCATGGCCTAGTTCTCCTGGTTCTTTGCTGGTTTGGTGTTGGGTTCGATGATGCCGGACGCAATAAGCAGCTCGGCGTCTAGGTGTTGCGCTTTGAGGTCCTCGTCGGTCACCGTCGCGCCTTGTGGGCCGAGCGTTGAAATGTCCGAAAGGACGCGGTAATTGTTAGCCATAAATGTCCACCTCGAAACGGTACGCGGTCATGTCAATCCCTGATACTACTACGGAACGCGGCAGCGCCTCGACAACAATGAGAGATGAGCAAGCGCCGCCCAACGTGCGGTCCGCTTCGATAGCGGCGCGGATGCTGCTGCTGCCGGTGTTCGCCAGGTAGGCGTCAATCCGGTCTTGGCTGGAACGGTCCGACATTCGGCCAACAATTACCAGGACGTACGCGCGGAAATACTGCAAGCCCGTCGAGACGTTTGCTTCGTGGTAGGTGATTTCTAACGGCTCGACAATGGCGGCGGGTGTTGGGAGCCCGTCGGGTACGTAGTCAAAGCATCGTAGGCCCGCGATGGTGTCGAGGGCAGTGGCGAGGCCTTGGCGGACGGCGGTGGGGGTCATCCAAAGAACTCGCGCCTGTATGCGCGGACCATTGCGGCAATGTCGCGGCCTAGTGGGCTCATGCGTATCGCGCCGAGCTCTGAAAGGCCGAGGACGCCACCGATGGAGTCTTTGCGCTTGTAAAGGTCCGCTGAGAGGATGTAGGTGGCCTGTTCAATGTCGTCCGGGACGGTGGGCCATCCCCAACGGGCAGTGACCTCGACTTGTGGCCAATAGTTCACCGGCAGCGATAGCGCCGTGGGTCCGACGACGGTGAGGTATGTGATGGGGCGGCCTTTGGCGAGTGCATTGGTGGGCTCGACGATGTAGTCACTGTTGAGGGTGAAAGTGGTCTGAAAGACGCCGTTCGCGTCGGGGTCTGTTTTGAGGATGAGGCCGCTAGTGGTGCCGATGTCGTCCACGATGACGCGGAGGTTGCCAATGGGGCGGAATGTGCGGGCGGTTGCGCTGCCGTCGAGATAGAAACGGCGGTTTGCAATTCTGTCGATGCTGCGGCTGGCGCTTTCGATGATTTGTTCTAGGAGGGCGTCTTCTACGCTGTCGTCAATTTTGAGGTAGGTTTTGAGGCCGCTGAGGGTGATGTAGCCGTTCGTGATGGTCATGGCTTCGCCCGCTTTCGCTTTGCTGGTTGAGTTGCTGGCGTTTCGGCTGCCGGTTCGACGGTTTTCTTAGGTGCTGCCGTCTTTGGGGGGGTGCCACCCGGCTCGGATGGCACAACCTCGCGAGGCGTGGCACCTGGCGAGCATCCGAGCCGAGTGAGCTCTTGCCGGACGGCATCGGCTCGCGCTGCCATGCCTCGCCGGATGTATCCGTCGAGCTCTCGCCGTAGTGCGTCGATGAGTGCTTCAGTGTTCATAGTGTTCACCTAGAACGGGGCCGTTGTGCGCGGCCCTGTCCTGCGGGGTGAATTAGGCCCAATTAGCCGTGATAAGTCCGGTGCCGGTGATGGCGCTGAACGCTGTCGGGTACTTGCCGGCGGTGTAGGCCGAGAATCCGAACACTACGGTGCGGATAGCAATGTTGCCGTCGGGCTGCTCGAAACGGACGTAAAGCGGGCTGCCGCCGTTGTCCTCCCAAATGTAGGACTCGCGGAAATCGCCAACGATGACGGCGGTTTCGTTTGTGCCTGTGCCGAGGTTCGTGGGCACGTTCGCGTCTGCGATGACGGGGATGCCGAGAATCTGCAAGCCACCCATGTCGTATGCGGGGCGGTCATAAGTGCCCGGTGCGTTGAATGGGTTACCGGCTGTTGCGTTGAACAGTGGGCGGTTTGTGGAATCCAAAGCGCGGAGCCAGCAGCCAATAAGCGACGGGTGGGCGACGATGTGAGTCGCGCCGCCGTAGAAATTGCTGCTGATGTCCTGGATGGCTGCCACGAGCTTCGGGAAAAACTCGGCCCATGTTGGGGAGGCGTCCGTGTAGGTGGTGGCGTTGATTCCTGATGTGTTGAGGATGCCGCGGTGTTCACCGGATGAGCCTGAGCCATTGACGGCAAGCGAGTCCAGCTTGCTTTGGTATGAGCGAACGGCATCGCCGAGGAGTTGAGTTTCGACGCCTGTGCCGCGCAACACTGCCTGCTTTGAGATGTCAAACATCGACGCCACTGTGTTCACGTTCACGGTGAGCAGTGTGTCGTCGGGGCTGGATTCTGTTGGGGCGCTGTTTTCGGATGCCTGCACGTATGAGGTGACGCCTGTGGTGAGGCGTCCGATGTTCACGGTCATTCCTTGCGCGGGGAGTGCTGCGTTGCTGGAGATGTCGAGAACGGGGCGGCCTGGACGGCGGAGTCCTGCAAACTCAGAGACGAGGTATTGCGGGATGACAAGGCCGGCGAAATTGCTGGAGCCGCTATCACGCTTTTCCATGCTTTCGCGCTGGTAACGGCTGATGCGTTCGCGGGCTTCGTATGAGCCGCCAAACTCTGCCGCAATGGCGTCTGCGAGGAAGTCGTTGTTTCCGCGTTCGTGATAGGTGGGCTCCTCGGAAATGACGCGGGCGGGTGCTGCTGCGCGTGTTTCTGTTGCGTCGCCGTCCACTGATGCGGCAAGCGATTCGGCTGCTGCTTTGCGTACTTCGATTTCGGTGATTTGTTCGATGCGGGCGTCGAGCTTGTCGATTTCGAGCTTGAGGGCCTGAATGTTTGCAAGTTCGATGTCGGTAATGTCGCGGGCTTCATCTGCTGCACGTGTGAGGGTGCCGTCAATGAGGTCGGACTTTGCTTTGCGGGTTTCGTGAAGGTTCACGAGGAATTGGTTGGCCATGGGGGTTTCTCCTGGTAGTGGCGTGGTTTTTTCGGGGTGCCACTTCGCTACCCGTGGAGGGTGCCGTTTTTGGCGGGGTGCTCACTGCGGGCCGGTGGGGTGCCGGTTCTTCGTAGTCTAGTCAATTACGAACAATGTGCGCGAGTATTTGCCGCGCGGCATCCGCGTTAGGTGTTGCGAAACGCATCCCGATTTCGTTCGCCAGGTTTTCGTCGTCGTCGTCGATGCCTTCGTCGTCGTCATTTTCGTCATCGTCCTCGGATGCGTAAAGTGCGGCGAGTTGCTGCTCGGCTTGTGGCCGTGTTCGGTGGCAGCCTTCCACCTCGCCATCCTCATCCTTCACGACGGCAAAGCCGGCGCACTGCGCGTTGTCTGCTTCAATGTGCCACGGCATCGCCTAAACGTCCTCTGGTGTTGTAAAGATTCGGATGGTTTCGGTTTGCCCTGCGGCGCATACGGCCCAAAGTGACTGCCCTGGCGCAAGTGTGCCCTGGACGGGGGCGGCGTGTTTTGCAAGGGGGAATCCGTTGCCGGTGGTCACTGTGGAATCGCCGAGGTAGACGGTGTTGTTGCCGTCAATTTGGAGCCATACGGGCCTGTTGGTGGGGTCTGCTCCGATGATTTCGGAGGCGGTTGCGGTGACCGTTTTGACGCGTTGCGGGGATGGCATTGGTTACCTCTTTAGGTTTTTGAGTAATTCGTCGAGCGCGTCGAGGTTTGGCGTGGCTGACGGGTTGCGGACGGCGGCCACTTGCGCGGCCTGGCCGTATGCGCCGAATGTGACCAGGCTGACCTCTGCAAGATGGGCGGCAATTCGTTCGACGACGCCATCGGGGCGGCGGACGTCTTTGATGGGCTGGAATCCAATGCTGAACTCGCTGAGGGCCCCGTCCCTCACGAGCTCTAGGATGTCATCCGAGCGCGAGCCTTTGGAGACTCGAAACTCGCCGTAAAGGCCACCGGCTTCTTCTTTGAGGAGTGTGGCGCGTCCAATGGGGAGCGCCTGAGCATCGTGAGACACGAGCAATTTGACGCGGTGCGCGTTTGGTATGACGCGGGCAAATGCGCCGCGGCGGAACACTTCCGTCAAGCTGTGGTGGATTCGCTGCTCCACGTCATACGGGACGACGATGCCGGCGATGGTGCGCCCGTCGCCGTCTTTGCGGATTTCCAGGTCGGTTTCATAGGCGCGGTTTTCGATGCTCATGGGATTACCTCCGAGTCAAGTGGTGCCGGTTGGGTTTCGAGTGCGGGACGGTTTTCGAGTTCACGGACTTCGTCGATGGTGAGGAATCCGGAGTCCAGCGCGAGTTTGTGCGCCTGGTATCGGGTGAGGGTGTCCGCGCGGAGGAGGCTGTCGTAGTTGAATCGTGCCTGCTGGCCTCGCGGGAGGTAATCCGTGAACACTGCCTCGATGCGGGCGGTGAGTGGGGCCAGGCTTGTCCGGATGTATTCGATGGCCTGGAGCTCGGTGTTGGTGTATGTGCGGGTGGTGTTGGGTGCTCCGACGAAACTGCCAGGGATGCCGGTGATGTTCGCCGAATCTGCTACAGCCTGGTTTCGGGCCTCGACAAGTTGCGAGTCGTTTGCGTTTGCGGTTAGCGGCTCGACTTTGGTGGAGGCGTTGAGCACTGCGGGGCGGCGTGATTTTCCGCCGTAGTGTTCCATCCACTTCAATTTGAGAAACTCGGCCTCGTCCTCAGTGAGGTCGGGGTTGTCGGATTTGATGACGTACGAGGGCATTGCGCCCCCGTCGAAATACCTGGCGGCGTATTCCATGACGGCGACGGCGGCCCCGATGCCTTGGCGTTGCGCTGCGATGATGCCGATGCCTGCAATGTCGCCGGGCATCGCGAAGCCTTTGATGTGGAAAATCTCGGAGGCGTCAAAGTCTCGCTCGTCGATTCTGAACATTTTGCGCCCGTCACGCTTGAAAATCGTCACCCGTTCCGGGTTTACGGGATAGATGGATTCGGGAAAGCCGGAGGGCCCTGGTTCGCCGAGGATGGCGACGTAATTGCCGTGGAGAATGAGCGCAGACACCATTGCCCCAATAGTTTCCACGCGTGTCTCTAACGGGTTGGGGCGTTCTAATAGGCGCGGGGTGGGTTCTAAGCGGTAGCCGTTGCGGTAGGCGTGGAGGGGGAGCGTGGCGATGCTGTCACTAATCATTGTGACGGCTCGCCAAATAGCCGGGACGCTCAGCGTGGTTTCGGTGTCCACTGCTACGCCGGCGTAGTTGTCGAGAACGCTGCGAGTGATGCGCCCGGTGGCGTCCACGTATGCGCCGCGCTTTTCGTGACGGGTTTGCAGTAGTCGATTCAGCACGTCTTAGCTCCTCTCGGCAGCAATGCCGAACACTATGAAAGCGATACCGGCGAATGCAAGGCCGAGGGGTATGGCAACGATGGCAAGGCTCACGGCTACCATCGTACTACCTATTGCCTGGACGATAGTGGGTAGGTGTTTCTTCATTAGTAAATACGGCTCCTAGCTGATTCGGGTGGGCGTCTGTTCGTGGCGTGATGGTATGCCAAAGTGGTCGAGAATAGTGGCGTGAGGTCTGCGGTTTCGACAGTGCGCGACCATAGCCACCCACTCGCCATTGGTTTCCGTTTTGCTGATTCAATGGCTGCCTCCAATGATGCGTGAGGGCGGAGGCGAATGGCGTCGTCGAGAACGGCATCGTAGAAAATCCCGCAAGCCGCGGTCATGTCTCTCAGTGTGTAACGCGTGACGGGCAGGCCGCCTTGCTCTAGCCGGTCCACGAGACTGTTCGCCGGGCTGTACCCATCGACCACGAGATGCCCGCGGTGTTTGCGCCAAAGCTGCAAAGCGCGGTCCACTACCCAACCGACGCCTTCGCGATGCTCGACAAGTTCACAACGCCCGGTTTCATCGGCGACGCTAATGGCGGCGTAGCTCCTATCCATCGCGACGTCAATGCCAAAGGAAAGCCGCCCGGATGGCGCGGTGGCGGCGTCGAGCACCCTGGCGACGTATTTGGCGGGGATGGCCGCCTCGTCTAGGACTGTCCATTGGCAAAGATACGCGCGGCGAAACTCGCCCTCGGTCATTGTGCTCCTCGCGTGAGTAATGACGGGCTCGGTGATGGTATGGCCGAGCGCGGGAATGGTGCGCCAATACGTCGCCGGGTCGTCAATGTCGTCATCCTCGCCGGCGGACCATTCGAGGTACGCGACCCCGGTATCTAATCCACTCGACACCATTGCCCGCCCCTGCTCCACTTTGCGTTTGAGGTAAAGGCTTTCTTGTGTGCCTGCGGTGGAAATCACGAGCAGCTGCGCGTCGCGTTTGGTGGCCATGGCGGGGAGGATGGCCGCCTCGCGTCTGTCGTCGTGGTCTGCAAACGCTTCGTCTATGATGCCTTGGTTGATGCTGCGCCCGTGGCCCGCGGTGGCATTGGAGGCCATGACGTCAATGCGGGAGCCGTTGAGGAAATGCACCGCCTCCATCCCTGCGCCGCGGTAGATGCGTTTCACCGATGCCGCCAGGGGCGAGCTCTCGATTAGTGGCACCTGGTCGTCGATGAGTTTGCGGCGGGCATCCCATCCGGTTTGAGCCGTGTATCCGATGACCTGCGGGCCACCCCAAAGCAAAGCGCGGTGGAGCTCAACCGATAGGCAGAGGGTGGTTTTGCCGCATTGGCGCGGAACTAACACGTTCACTTCGCGATACGCCGGCGAGCCGTCCGGATTCAATTCGAGCGCGATGTCGGCCACGAGCTGCTGCCATGGCATGAGGGGCTGGCCGAGGGCCTTGGCTATTGCTGCCACCTCATGACCGCGGGTTTTTCGCTTTCGGTTTCGTTTCGTCGCGTATCTCGGCGGACAGTGATTTGATGAGCTGGTCGAACGGGTCGCCATGTGCTTCGCTTTCCTCTCGCAGTGCTTTTTCGGCGGCGCGGTATTCGCGCCATAGTGTCGGATTGTCGGGCATTGCATCTACGGCAGCGGCAAGGCCGAGGGCGATGCGGACCCTGGCGGCGTCAATAACGTCGAGCCGGCCCGATTCTCGGAGCTGCTCAATGGTCGCCTCTAATGCTTGCAAATTGGTTGAGTTTTCGGATTTTTTTCGCGTTGCCATAGGGGTTTCCATTCATTTCGGCGGATTTTCATGCAGGCCCGTTTGGATGATTATGCACCCAACAGAATATAAATCCAC